CCTATCGGCCAAACCTTTTGTCGGTTTTCCTGAACGGCGTGCGTCAGCGCAGAACCAATGACTACACTGAGACGAGCAGCAACTCGTTCAGTTTTGTGGCTGCTCCGCAATCGGGCGATATTTTGAGCATTGATTACATGCAAACCTAAAATATGGCCACGACTCAGATCAGAGGCAACACCCAGATAATCAATGGCACCATTGCCGATGCCCAGATATCTGCGACCGCAGCAATTGCCATCTCGAAACTGGCTTCTTTAGCTGCCAACAGTGTTGTCGGCAACTCGACTGGAAGTGCTGCTGTTCCTGCTGCGGTCCCTATGACTGCGGCAGCCACAGCCAATACCCTGGTGTACCGCGACGCTAATGGCAATTACCAGGTAAATAACGTCACCGAAAATGTTGCAACTATCCCTACCGCTGGATCCACGACGACGTTGACCGTCTCTAGTGCCGCAATTCAGCAGTTTACCGGGTCGAGTACGCAAACTCTGGTGCTGCCGAATGCGACCACCCTGGTCAATGGCACTCAGTATTTCGTGACGAACCGGTCCAGCGGCGCGGTCACGGTCAACATGAATGGCGGCTCGCTGCTCCAGACCCTTGCAGCCAGCAGCTATGCCATTTTCACTCTGATAAATAACGGGACGGCTGCAGGAACCTGGGATTCTGCCTATGCTGCCGGAGGCGGTTCAGGAACCGTGACCGCCGTCAGCGTGGTGAGCGCCAATGGTTTTGCCGGGACCGTAGCCAATGCCGGGACCACGCCTGCGATTACGATGCAGACCAGTGTCACCGGTTTATTGAAAGGCAATGGAACAGCAATGAGTGCTGCGGTAGCTGGAACCGATTACATATCCCCTGCCGGATTTATTGTTCGGGAAACGCCGGGAGGTCTGGTTAATGGCGCGAATACCACGTATACCCTGGCCAATACGCCGATTTCGAACACCGAAATGCTGTATGTGAACGGTTTGCTGCAGGAGCCTGGCGCGGGCAATGACTACACGATCAGCGGATTAACGATTACCATGTTGAGTGCTCCAATTTCTGGTGACCGGCTAAGAGCGAATTATCAAAAGTGATGCCCGCAACTGTCATACGTGGACGGCAAGTTTTGGATGGCTCAATTCAACGGGTCGATTTGGATACTGCTACGGCTGGGCAAGCGGTTACCACCAAGATTGTTCAGGGAACCAATATCACGATAGCTTCATCTGGGATTGATCCTGGTACCGGGGATGTGACGATTTCAGCGACCGGTCCGAATGCTGGTTTCGTTTCCAAGACTTCAGCCTATACCATCGTTTCCGGTGACATTGGAAGATACTTTATCTGTTCCGGCGGTTCATGGACCTTGACTTTGCCGTCCGCTTCACTGGGATTCTGTGTTTATGTCCGCAATGACATGGGCATCAGCGGCACTACGGGAACGATTACAATTGCCAGGGCAGGGAGTGCGACCATCGACGGACTGACATCCATCGCGCTGCTTCCAGGCCAGGATTGCCAGATAGCTTGCGATGGAACCAACTGGCGCACGTTCGGACTCAAACGCGAAGTGATCCTTGGCACTCAGGACATTACTTCGAGCACGGCTAACGGCGTCGTCCTGCTGCCTGTTGGTTTCCGTTATTTCGAGTTAAACTGGACATCTTATCAGCCTGTCACAACCGTAACCGCTCTAAGCGCGCAGCTTTCTATTAATGGAGGAAGCACTTGGTTGACCGGCAGCGCTTATTTGAACGGTTTAATCTATGCGAATTCTGCTACGGCTACGGCGTATCAAAATACTACTGATGCTTTTATACGGTTGTGTACTCCGGCGACTTCCACCGGTCAGTGCAGCCTTAAGTTTTACCCGTCGGATGGTACCCGGTTGCCGAGCTGGCTAGCGGATTCTGAAGGGTATAATACAGGCATTTCCGCTGTAGGCACCTGGAGAGTCCAAGGGTTTTATCAAACTGCTACGGGCAGTCCGGTTAATGCGCTTCAGTATTTCGCCGCTTCAGGCAACATCTCCAATTCGTTTCTGACGGTGAAAGGAGTCGTCTGATTTATGCCCGACATCGTAACATCCCGAGTCTTCGTCGACGGTGAGAAAAACATCACCGCGCAAAAGCTCAATGACATCGTGGCGAGCTCCGTGATTCAGCCGGTATTCGTGTCGGCTAAACCGCCCGCCTCAACGGTTGCTCCAACTGATAACCTGCTGGTGTTGACCGCAGCCGGTTCGTATGCCAAAGCGCCATTCCAGACGGTAATTGATTCGGTTAATGCCGCACTCAATACCAATGCGCAAATCTGGGGTGTCAGACTTCGATCCTTTCAAGCTCTTGGAAATAACACCTTCGAGGTGGATCAGCGAACTGCAGGCACTGGCGTAGTCTCGCCTGCCACTGGGACATTTATACAGGATCGCTGGCAATATGCAAAAGTTGGGACAATGGCCTGTTCGGCAAGTCAAACATCAGCCGCTGCCGGAATTAATCTGCCGGGAACAAGTTTTGCCATTACCCGCAATTTTCTGCGGATAACCTTGACGACCGCGCAGGCAAGTTTAGCGGCAGGCGATACTCTGAGTATTGCACACAGTGTAGAGGGGCCGCGCTGGCGCGAGCTGCAGAACGATGTGCATTCGTTTCAGATTCTGGTTCGCACAAGCGTGGCTGGCCTGTCTTTTGGAATAGCTTTACGTGATTCTCCAGGGACCAAAAGCTTAACCAATCTCCTGACTATCCCGGCTGCAAACACCTGGACGCTGTTAACATTGCCAAATCTGCCAGTATGGCCTGCCGGGAATTTCGTGAATACCTCTGGAAATACAGGCTATATCCTGAATATCAGCCTGGCGGCTGGATCGACATTTACGTCTCCGGCAAATGGGACTTTTCAAAATGGCAATTTTACGGGCGCAACTGGTCAATCAAATTTCGCGGCATCACCTGTTAACAGTACGTTCGACATAGCCTATATCTCACATGAGCCTGGCGCGTTATGCTCTAATCCGCCAATGGATTGCGATTTTCAAACTAACCTGGATGCGTGCCAGCGTTATTTCTACAAGAGCCAATCCTATGGAATCCTGCCGGGATTTGCACCTACTGGTGCCGGTAATTTTCAAATCAGTGCATTTGCCCCTCCGGGCAATCTAGGTTTGGCGGTTAACTGGCCTCCTTTCAGTAAGCCGATGGCAAAAGTTCCAACGGTAATTCTCTGGAGCCCAGCGGTCAATAATACGCCGAATTTTGTATACGATTATACGTCGTCAGCTGGCCGCGCTGTGTCCACCTACAATGTTAACGAAAAAGGACTATCTAGTGCGTCCCTGAGTACGGCAGCGACAGTTGCCGGGGCTTGGCTTGGTGCTTTTATGAGCGCCGATACTGGATGGTAGCTTATGACAGTTTCCGATATAGCAAACTTCACCTGTTCGACGGTCGGAGACATTTCGAGCGGGATGCAGCAATACGCCAAGGATGCGATTCGCTTGAAGTATCAGACGCTCTATGATGCGCACGCCTGGCGCGAGAGTATGCGAGTAGTTGATCTGGTTCTTGATCCGAGCTTGAACGGAACTTTCTTTATTCCGCTGGATGCCGAGGAACTGATTTTCTGTAAGTTCAGCCGGGACACCATCAATTATATTCGTTTGATGTATCGGGAACGCGATTGGATTGAGCGGATTAGTGGCGGCCGTTCGATTGGTCCTTATTACACTCCGTTCTTCTACCGGGCCGAAAACCTGGGCTGGCCATACTTGAACCCGGGCAAGCTGACGTTACAGACATCCGAGCTGAGCAGTTTCCAGGTTCATGTTGAAGGTCTGGACGCTAACGGGTTCGGCGTACAGGACGATTTTCTGATGGTTGCTGCGCAGAACACAGCCGGAACGATTACCCCGCTGAGTGTTGTCACCGCCAATTCCTACGCGAAAGTAACCATGATTTCGAAAGGGTATGGAGGCTTACAGATCTTTTCGGAGTTTCCAGCCGCCACGCTGACGGTCCAGGTGCCTCAACAGGTTACAGAGCTCATCTATTCGCAGTTCGCTATTTATCCTAACCCTATCCAGCTCGATCCGGTTTCTGGCCTCCCGTTGCAATGCTACGTCCAGGCGCAGGTAAAATTGAAGGCCGACGTGCTAAACGACGACATGAGCGTCCCGCGGATATCGCATATCTGGGATGCGCTGATCGAGTTTACCTTAAGTGCGCTTTACACAAAAACCCGGCAATTGAGCAAGGCCGATGCGCGCGAACAGAAAGCTATTGCGCATATCCAAGCCGCGGTAAACACCGAGAAGAACCAAAGCGAGTTCCGGCAGCAAGTTATGCCAACAATTTACGAGCCGGCAGAGTATTTAGGCGATTACGGATTGGCCACAAGCTCAAATCCCTGGGGTTGATCTATGCAATTCAATTCCCAACTCGACGATGAACCGCTAGTCGATGGCAGCGTGCCAATTATCGGCATCAACAACACGTTACCGCCCAACGCTATCGATAAAAATCTGGCCAGTGCGCAAACCAATCGCCTAAGCGCGCTGGATGATCTGAACCGGCCTCGGCCTGGAACGATTGCCCGCTTTCTGGCTGGCAGCGGGTTCGATTCGATTCATCATCTGGGTACCGGCCAGTTTCTTTACAACAACGCTGCGAACTGGGGCAAGTACGATTCCCGAAGCGGCGTGAACACCGGTAGTCTGGCTGGTGGCCCTGTATTTGCCAAAGGTGATCAAGTCTATTCGGCGCTTTGTGACCAGGTGCTCTACTTTTCCCGAAACGCGGCTTTGTGGAAATATACGCCGGCAACCGGAGTTTTCGCCACGGTTGCTATTCCGAGCCAGTGGCCTAACGCTTCTTTTCCGATCTGGGCATTCAGCCGGCTCATTTATGCTTATTCGAACGGCAATACGCTGGTTGTTTCGGATATTCTTGATCCGGAACACTTTGACCCCATCAGTCAGGAATTGACCCTTGACCCGATTGCCTCTGATATGATTACCGGGCAATGTGTCTGGCAAAATCAGACGATTGCGGTATTCCGTAACGGGTCAACCTGGATAGTCGAGACAGGGCCGAATCTGGCGGTGATTGATTGGGAACTGAACCGGGCGAGCGCAACGGTCGGCTGCTGTTGTCATGGCACAATTGTGCAGTGCGGCGTTGAGGTCTATTTCCTGAGCGAGACTGGCCGCGGCGTTTATGCGTTGAGCCAGATGCCTACCTCTAATCAAATGGGCGTTTGGACACCGATCTCCATGCCGGTTAAAGAATATATCGATAGGATCAATTGGAGCGCAGTTCAGAATGCGCGAGCTACCTACTGGCAAGATCTTTATATACTGAGCGTGCCGCTGGACGGGGCGACCCACAACAACTTCATATTGGTGTATTCGATCACTTTGAACGCCTGGCAAGGTGAGTGGTGTTTTGACCTTCTCGGTGGCGATTACGGCTTCAGAGATTCGGCACGTGACAGAACCAATCCAAACAAAACTTTGTTACTGCTGGGAACTCTTGACGGGATTGTCTCGGAAATGAGTTATCCGGCTGATCGCCGTTATTACGATACCGATTTATCTAATAACCAGAACCCGATTGAATCGAGCTTGATCAGCCGTTCGTTTACTTTTACCGCTGACCCAATCCAGAACATGGGCGGCCTCGGTCAGATTGGCCTGAATCAGATTCAACCGCATTCAACCAGGCTGCAATTTCTGGAGAGCGTAGACAATGTTGACATCACGGTGATTCTTGATCGGGCAATTGAGCCTTTGACGATCAATAGCGTTACGAGCGGATCGCTCTTGCAATTGACAATTCCCGCGTTGCCGTTCGATCTGGACATTTCGGGTTATTACTATCTGCCGCTCTCGCTGATGAACGTGGGGGTTTGTGCAGAAATTCAAATTGAGTTGGAGGGAACCGGCAACTGGACATTGTTCCAGCTTAAAGTGGCGGCCTGGGAAGCAGCGCCGCTGATGGCGACATGACCGATACCAAACATGCTCCAGTTTTCCTGCGCGTGATGCGCAAGGTTGAACCTTTTATTCGGGACCGTTACCCGAAATGGGGCGACTGGACTTTTGAGCAGATGAGCGACCAATGCGCTATGTATTGGAATCGCGGAACGATGTCGCTCTCGGTCGATTGTTTCGGCGAGATTCATGGCCTCTGTCTGATAAAGCTGTTTCGGCATCTGAATGATTTTCTGTCCGAACATCCGCATGATCCTTGCGGCAAATTCTGCTGGGTAGAATTGATGATAGCCGATTACCCGCAGGCAGCGATTGAGATGAAACTGGGCTTTATCAGGCGTTGGGGACCGCAGGAAATCATGATGTGGGACCGGGGCGACCGAACCGCGGGGAAGACTCCGCGGATGTACACATGGGCTCAATACAACAAACTCACTCGGCGCCTTAGTTACGGGGTGCCTGAACTAATAGAAAGCATGTAAGATTATGGGATCATCAGGCGGCGGTTCACAACCGCAAACCATTACTCCCGGTGAAGCCGCGCAAGCTAGCGTTGGCACAGCTGGCGCCGGTGAAATGATGGCAATAGCCAATCAGCCAATTGAACAGTACTCGCAACTAGCGACGACTGAACAGCTGGGGCCAGCCCAGATGCAGGCTCAACAGGCGCTAGCTAATCAGGGCGCGTATCAGTCGGCAATGGCGCAACGCGATATTCAATCCCGCGTTGATCCGCAAGCTTATGCGGCGCGCGAAATGCAGATGCAGGCTGCCAATAAACGCTTAGGCCAGATTTACGGGGTTGATCCGAGCGCATTTACGTTCCGGGCGCCGCAAGCCTATCAGGTTCCAGGGAGTGCTGCGACGCCGAGCTTGGCAAACTTACAGGCAAACGCTGGGGCGATTGCTTCGAACGTGTCGACTGCTGGTGTTGATCAGCAAGGCGCTAATCCGTACCTGAACGCTCCGGCCAATGCGGCCGCGCTACCGCAGCAAATTAATCCGCAAAGTTATTTGACTTGAGGGAGCCCTTATGGCCGTAACTGACCCAAATAGCACTAACTTATCTGCGATCACCCGATTATCTGACGATCAGATAATGTCGATGCTGAGAGCGCAAGCTGGAGCTACGGGCAGAGCTGCGCCGACTCAGGCCGACGTCGATTACTACAGGGCACATCCGGAACTTCTGGCCGGTTCAAATATTGGCGGTTATTACGCGGCGGGAACCGGAGGGATTGGCAACCAGGTTCAAGGCGGGATGAACGCTCTGGATTACGCAAGGATGTTTAATCCGGGTGCCGCAACGCCGGCGCAGGCGACTGCTGCCAATACAGGCACAACTCCTTCTGCGGGTGGTGGCAATCCGACGATAACCTATGGCGGCGGCAATCTGCCCGATGCCGCTACCGCACAAGCTTTCTGGCGCCAGCAGGCAATCGCTAGCGGCGACCAGAATCCCGGCAATATCGATGCTGCGACCGCTATGCAATACTGGCAGAACACGCATCCGCAAGCTGCGGGTCAGAGCGTCTTGCCCGAACAGGCTGCTTTAAGCCAGTTACAGCAGATCGACCCGGCCAGCGAAGCGTTGCGCGGAGCTCTGGGTCAAAGCTATCTGGGTCAGCTTGGGAGTGCGCAATTAACGCCTGAACAAGGCGCTTTAAAGCAGCAGCTTGGCCAAAGTTATTTGAGTTCGCTTGCAGCTCAGCAAGCGTTGCCGCAGAAAGCTCAGCCGCCAAGCGCAGCGGATCTCCAAAGTTATCTCAATACGTACCAGCAAGTTGATCCGACCGGTGCGGCTGGCCGTCAGCAATTGGAATCGGCTTTAACAAGCCAGGCGGCCTTGGGAACCCAGCTCGATCCGGAAACCATTCGTGAGATCACTCAGGCAACCAGGCAAGGCCAGCAGGCGCGCGGAAACGTTTACGGTACACCGCAGCTCGTTCAGGAAGCGATGACGCGCGGGCAAGCCGGGATGGCTATCCAGCAACAGCGCCAGCAGGCTTTGCAGAGCTTTTTATCGAGCGGACAGAGTACGGGCGATGTAGCCCTCAACCTCTACCAGCAAGGTCAAGCTCAGTATAATCAGAATCTTGCCAATCTGCGTGCAGCGCAACAAGGCGCATTTGGCTACCTGAACCAGGGACAAGCCAATCTCCAGGCAGCGCAACAGGGTGCCACAGGTTATCTGACTAGTCCCGCAACTCCGTATGCCGCCGGTGCGCAGTACGTTGACCGTGCCCAAGCAGCCGCGACCAATGCGGCGCAAGGCGGCTATTCTTACAACCCATCCCAGATCGGGCAAACCTATCAGGGAACCCAATTGCCGCAATACGGCCTCGATATCGGAGCGCAGGCAACCAACTGGTATAACTCCATGGTCGGCCAATCCGCTAACCAGGCGGCCTATTCTCAACCGGGAAGCAATAAGTTAGCTTCAGCAGGGGTAGGAGCTGCTACCGGGGCTTTGAGCGGAGCGGTAACAGGTCTCGCCGCCGGTGGTGTTGGCGCAATTCCAGGGGCAATTGTCGGTGCTCTCGGAGGTGCCGCAAAAGGCTATTTCAGCTAAGGAGCATTAAGGGGAGCATCCAACGGAGTAAATATAGCAGCAATCAAATGGCAAAAAAGAACTGGATCGCGGGAGCAGTGAAACATCCTGGCGCCCTCAGGAAAAGCCTCGGGGTAAAGGAAGGTGAAACGATACCGGCAAAGAAACTTGCCGCAGCCGCTAACAAAGGCGGCACGATTGGCAGACGTGCACGCCTGGCGCAAACCTTGCGGAAACTTCATCCTTAGAAATGATTGCCAGCGCTCAACGGTTCCGTTCGCGGCTGGCCGCATCAGTGGCGGCCGCGTTTATTATCTGCGGCGCTGACACGGCTAGCGCCTGGACCGGGAATGTTAAATTCTTTGGAGCAGCCTTAAATGCGGGCACTGACCCTAACCAGACCTATAAGAATGGCACTCCCTTTGCCCAATACTTCAATGGATTTACTGAAGATGCCTCGATGGGGATGGTGCAATTGCAGCCCAACGGCCCAAGTTTCAGTGGAGGCACGATCGATGGCTCAACTGATGATTACAATTACGCTAAAAGCAAAGGATTCCCGTTCCGCTGGAATACCGCACTGTATCGGGATCCCAGTCAAGGCGCTGGCATGCCTCAATGGTTCGGAAACAGTTCACAGCCATTGACCGATTGGCGCAATTTTCTGCAAGGGATTGCTAACGCGATGCCTAACATCGATCAGATTGAAGTTTATAATGAACCCATCCATACGAGTCCATCAGCTAATATCTATAATGCTCTGGGTGGCGGAGGTTCTACCGGCTGGGATTGGCTGATTCAAGCGTTTCATATTGTCAGAAGCATTTTTCCCAATTCCAAGCTCGGCGTCAACGAATGGGCCGTGGAAGTCCAAGGTGATTCGGCTCGCGGAGGATATATTGATTTATTGCAAAAGCTCAAGAACGCCGGGGTGCTGGATTGGGTGGGCCTGGAAGGGTACTTCGGAAACGGTTTTCCCGACCGGCCAAGCACCGCGGCGCTTTCAAGCGGCATTGATGATTTAGCGGCCCAAGTCCCTGGCGTGCCAATCTACTTTACTGAGGTGAGTTTTCAGGATGGCGATGCCAATGCGCAATTGCAAGGCTACCAGCAGATCATCCCTGCCATGATGAACAATATCAACGTTCAAGGGGTTGCGATTTATAATCCAGATTACGAAGGTGCGCCCTTTGGTTCGCCTGCCATGAATTGGCTGATCGCCAATATTCCGCTTCCTTTTGCGGCGGGTGCTGGGCCTACCCCAACTCCTTCACCTTCACCTTCGCCTTCGCCAGGTGCGACTCCAACTCCTTCACCCAGTCCGACAGCAACTCCCTCGCCTTCGCCAAATCCTTCAGCAAGTCCAAGTCCAAGCTCATCACCTTCGCCTTCGCCAGTTGCCACTCCGACTCCTTCTGCCACGCCCGAGCCGACACCAACTCCTGTTGAAGTTTCTCCAACGCCAACGCCGACTCCAGAGTCAACCCCAGTTCGGGGACATCATCGGCATCATCTAAATTTTGAGGATTTTCTTTCACTGTGGGAGCAATTTATTCAGTGGTTGCAGAAAGGAACATAAAACATGCCAGCCAAAAGCAGAGCTCAGCAACGGTTAATGGGCGCCGCCCTAGGTGCTAAGCGCGGTGGGAAAAGTTTCCCCCTAGCACAGAAAATCGCCGGCCAGATGACGGAGGATCAACTGGTTGACTTTGCAAAGACGCCCAAAGTGCCAAAAATGCCAAAAGTGCCAAAAGCTCAAAGCTACCTGTAAGCGCCATGGCTCAGTCGAAGTATTTCAGGCCGATGTATCCGATGCGTCCCTACCGGCCACAAAGGCCGCGTATCGCCAGCGGCGGCGGTGGCGGCGGAGGGGTGAATTTTGATGCCAACGCCGTGATCAAACAGTTGGGTGCTGCTATCCAACAACGGCAAGCTCAAGCCAAGCAGGATGCTGTTGCTAACCAGATGATGAACACTCAGCAACCACCGCGGGCTGCGCTGGTTGCTCCAGGCGTTAATCCGCAGACCGGAGCAGCCAATGTGGTCAGGCCTACGGTAATGACCGCGGGCACTGCGCCCTTCACTGGCGGAATGGCTGACCTTCAGGCGCGCGTCCAGGCACAGCGGCTTATTAATGAGCTGAACCCAAATGCGGTCGGAGCCGCTCGAGCTGCGGCGCGTCTTGGAGGGGGCGGTGCCAGAGGCCCGGTGGGGCCTGCGGCTGGCAGCCGGTCAGGCTGGGCGCGTCAGGGTGCCGGTGGCGCTGGCGGGTGGGGCGGTGGTGGTGGTGGTCGCAGCCGAACCGCTGGAACTGGTGGCGGCGGCGGTGGCGGTGGTGGCGGTGCTGGCGGCCGTGGCGGCAAAACTGCTCCGGTTGACACTAATGCGCCCCAGAATCCCGCTCAGTACAATTTCAATACCATGCGCACTCAGTTTGATGATCAACATGGCAAGGGCGCCTATGACTCGATGAGTCCGTATCTGAACGATATCAAGCCAGCTGGAGCTCCGCTGAAAGGCACAGGATTGCAATTCAACGCTAATGGCGGCCTGGATTATTACAAAGATGGGAAGCTTCAGACCAGCATGATGGGTAATGATGCCAACTACTGGTTGCAACGGATCAATACGGCCAGAAGCAATGCGGGCTTAGAGCCGATTCAGACGCAGCTCCAAGGTAAGGGAACTATGGACAATCCCTACCTTTTAAAAACGCCATGGGATTATGGCAGCGTCCCATTTAACCAGTATTTTACGACTACCGATACTTCTCAGGTTGGCCAGAAGCTAAGGCCGGAAGATGCTGCGAAAGTGGCGAGTGCCCAGGACATTTCTTTGGGCGGAAGAGCCGGCGGCGGCGAAGATTATCTGAGCAGCTGGGCAGGTGCGATGGGCGGAAAACAGACCGGACAGGATTTACCCGCGCCGACGCCGATCGCTCCTGAAAGGGGTGGGGCAGGGTATAGCGCATCATTCGGAGCACAGGGAGCAGCGCCGGAGGCAGGTACGGAATTCGGGCCGGCGCCTAACGATCAGGCTTACACGTCAAGGTTTAATCCGCCAGTTCAGCCGCCAACACCTGATGATCAGGCTTATACGCAGAGGTTCAATCCGCCGCCTCCCGTAGCGTCACCGCCAATGGTACCGATGACGGCTGAATCGGTTGGTGTGCCGCCATCTGCGGGCAGTAGCGGCGCCGCGAGTTATTACGATTCGGCGCAACCTGGGATTGATCCAAATTTATTAATGGGCGGCACTTAAGTGGCGGCAGCGCAAGATACCGATGTTGACCAAGAGACTCAGGACCAAGGCGCTGAGGATCAAGGTGGTTCGCAGTTTCAATCTCCTTTTCAGCCGGCTGGTAATTCGGTAATCCACTGGCAGGATACTGCGCCAGCTGATGATTCCGAACAAGCCGCCCAACCCGAACAACCTGAACAGCCTGAGCAGCCTGAGCAGCCTGAGCAGCCAAGGCAATTTCAACCTGCTGGCAAGTCGGTAATCCGCTGGCATCAACCGCCGCAACCGCCACAGGAACCGCAGCAGCAGCAACAGCCAGACGATCAGGCCGAGGCTCAGCCTCCGAGCCAGATGGCCGAGATGTTTCCGAGTTATTTTGGGAAACCCGCTGAACAGCCAGCCGAAGAACGGCCTCCGAAAGCTCAACCTGTCCCAGGCGGTCCCGTTCCCAGAGCGCGGCCGGCAGCTCAGCAAGGCAGCGGACTCTATGATTTCGAGAGTCCGGAAGATTTCGTTACCGGCACGGCGACGATGTTTGGCGATCAGGGCGATATCGATCGCTATCACGCCGCAAAAGCACAGGGCGCCAGCGATTCAGAAGCGTTTGAAGTGGGCGATAACGGCATTGGCTCACCTGCTCTGGGCGGATTGCCTACCACCGATCTGTACGGAGCAGCGGTTCCCGAATGGGTTTTAAGATCAAGATTAGGCAACAGTCCAGCAGCTTGGCGCAAAGCGCGCCTGGATATTGTCGATCCCTCGAGCGGCAACAGGCTAAGAGTGCCGATCGTTGATATAGGGCCAAGTGCTTCTCAGGAAGAGAAGGGGATTGTAGCCGATTTTACGCCTGGCGTAGACAAGTATTTCAATAACCAGGGCGGCGGTAAAAATCTCATGTTCCGGCTGGTCAAGAATGCCGGCCCTGACGTCAACAGCGATACTCCCAATTGGAACAATGAACAGGCGGCGATCGCCAGCGGTGTGGATGTCGGGCAAACGGCGAAAGCAGCACAGACCTATCCAGCTCGTACAAGAGGCGGCCGCGGTGCCGCTGCTCCTACGACGGTGCCCTGGACGGTGAATTGGATAACCGATGAGGAAGTTGCAGAGGCGCGCCGGCAGACTCAGCAGGATAAGCTTCAAGCGTTGCCGGATGAGATGGTTGCTCTGAACAACCTTGGGCAGCAGAACCAGAATCCGGCTGCCATGATGAAGGCGCTTGGATCACCGATTAAAGGGGTTAGCGACGAGACGCGCGATGAGTTTGCGGCTCATTACAAGCAACAGGTTACCAAGGAAGCGCAGCAGTTCTATAACGAGCCGGATGCGGATAAGGCATTTTCCCGCGCGATGCAACCGGCTGGGCCGCTCGAGTTCGCTGGCGAAACTTTAAGGAAGATCATCCCGCAATTCGGCCAAATTGATGCCGGTATTAACCGGTTCGCCGCCGATACTGATCAGGCCCAGCTCAATAATTTTGCTAACGCATTGCACCCGGAAGCAATGCCCGAAGGTAAAGCGGCGTTTCTGGATCATCTGGCTAGTCTGGACCCGACCACGCGAGCGCAGACTATTGGGAAACTGATGTTCACATTGGAGCCGGCGGTTCAGGCTTCCATGAATGTGGTGGGAATTGCCGACGCTGCTGATCGGATCGCAGACCCAAAGTATCAGGCTGCGCAGAATGAGGCGATTCAGAAAAAGCAGGATTGGCTCGCTAAGAACATGGCGCCAGATCCGCGTTTTAAGGGTACGCCCGCCGAATGGTGGACTGACCAATTAAGTGCGTTACCGGCAACTGCTGTACAAGCCATGTTGCCTCCTGGCATCGGTGGCTCGCTCATGTATGCGCAGCTCTATAGCGGTGCAAAAGATGATCTTCGTCAACAGCATCCAGATTGGAGCGAAGAAGAACTCAGACAGAAAGCGGGCGCATCGGCTGCTGTGCAGCTGGTACCGCAAGAAGTGCTTTTGCATGCGGTCGGCGGCGGTTTTAACCGGGCGGTGGAAGGGATCGAAAATCCCTTTAAACGTGCGGCCGCAACTGCGCTCATGAATACGGGCATCGGCGCGGCTGCGGGTGGTGTACAGCAGGTCGGAGCTAACGTGGTAGCAGGCCAGCCGGTGCTCGCGGGAGTGCCCGCAGCGGTTGCTGGAGGCGCGGTCCAGGGTGGAGTCCCTGGCCTGGTGCATGGGGTCGGCGAGTTGCGCAGACCTGCCGAGACTCGCGCCGAAGCACCGCCCTATGAGCCTGTAGAAACGCTTCCACCGCTAAGAGAGCCGGCGCCTGTGCCCCCTTCAGGTGAAGCGCAACCAGTGCGCGAGCAGCCTACGGCTTGGCAACATCAATTCAGGGGTGCACCTCCTGAGATTGGTGATAGGCCACTGTATTTTACAGAACAAGGTAAGGATTTTTGGACCTATGCCGGACCAGAAGACAACCCGGTAACAGGAAGTATTCATGCAAATCTGGATTTCAAAAATCCTGCGATTGAGAGTCAGCTTTCTGCAAAAGATTATCAAAGAATAGCTGATATCTGGAAAACAACGGGAGGACAGCCTGAGGATATACAGGATTGGTTAAATAAATCTTCATCAGGAACCGGTGAACAATGGTGGGCTTTAGAACTTCCCGGGCTTAAAGAAGCAATAAAAAAGGCAGGCTATGACGGCATTATTGTGGATCAAAGCCACAAGATGCAGATGGCTATTGCCCTTGATCCCCGTAAACAAGTTAAACAAATTTCAGAGGTTCCTCCGCACACTCAAAAGCCTCCGAACGCTTTGCCGACCGAGCCTGGTCCAATAGAGCAGGGAACGGATAAATACGTTTCATCCATTGCTAACAGATTTGTACAGCAAAAGGCTGAAGCAGGCCAGATAGGGGAGATTGCTCCTGGGCAGGGTTATGCAACGAAGGATCTTATTGCCGCAGGGCTCAAGATGTCTCCGGAAGAGGTTACCCAGCACATATCCGACCTGGAGAATGGTGTCGGAAACCAGAAGGAACAGGCGGCAGCTGTCAGGGCGCGAGAAGCGATGCTTGGACAACAATCAGCGCAAGCTTCGAAAATTGCGGAGGCTAATCCGAACGATGTTCAGGCTCAAGATCAAGCTCGAGATTTTCGTCAGAAGGTTACCGATTTCCACAATGGGCCGGTAGCTGCACTCAAAAACAACTGGCACGCAGCAGGCATGGCGATGCAAGGCGAACACGAAGTAGATCTATCGACCTTCAACGGGCAATGGGAAAACTGGATGCGTGCTAACGAGGGTAAACCTCCTCCAGCTGCTATGGAACCGGCCTTTCGCGAGAGTGCCGCTAGAGCCAAGAAAGTTATTGATGCTGAAAAGGTCGCTGCGAAAGCGTTTAGCGATGAAGTGGCTAAACCGGTTAACAAGAAAATCCCTTCGGCGGACGATGTGCGCACCCGCATAATGGAACAAATGGGGATAGGCCCTTGTATTACGTGATCTAAACCTATGCCAGCTTGTTACAATGGTCCGAATCCGGTTAGGGACGAGGAAAGAATAGCCATCTGGAAATGGGCCAAGGAAAACGCCATCGATCAGGGAGCATCGCTCGATAAGACCACCGAGATGATCAATAATTATTTTTTTGGTGGGGTCGGCAGACCGGAATGGATCTCCGACATCCTTAGCGGGCGCAAGACACCATATCGATACGTGGCTGATAAACTCTGGATGGCGCAAGCCAACCGGCGCCGGATCATTCAGCAAGCCCAAGAGCTATCCAGCAGGCAGAGAACGCCTCCGTTGCTTAGGCCGATCAACTTTCTCACGGATCTTCCCAGGAAAACGGCAACATTCGGGCACGCGGTTGTTTTCCCGATATCGCATGCGGGCGATTTGGCACTCAGACCATCAACATGGGCAACATTTTTTAGGGGTATTAAAAATACCTATGGCGGTGCATTTGATCCGGCTACGCATGCGCGAGTCATGGCCGCCATGGAGAATCACCCTCTTTTCAGGATGGCTTCAGAAAGCGGGCTGGACGTAGGCGCTAAATCTCATGAGAGCGGCTTGATATCGGGCTGGTTAAAGGGGCAATCTCAACGTGCCTGGGACATGCTAAAGGTGATGCGCTTTGAGTTGTGGCAACGCCAGATGAACAAGCACATGGAACCCGGTATGAGCCATCAGCAAGCGGTTGAAATGGGCAAGAGCATAGCAGGCTGGGCCAATCACGCGACCGGTTCAGTCAAGACATCGTTTGGTAAAGCGAGCAGCCTGTTGTTTGGACCCAAGCTGACCGCATCCAAAATTGCCCGTCTTACTGTCGATCCGGCCCAAACGGTTAAAACTCTTTTGGATTGGAAAAACGCAACACCGGGCGAAAGGACAGCAGCCAAGCTCCGGCTCAGCGGCGTTGCGCAATATGTGGGTTCTCTGGCTGCGTTTCTGGGTGCTAACCAGGGGTTATTGATGGCGACAGGCTCAAAACAGAATGTCAATTTTAGTGATCCTTCGAAAAGCGATTTCTGGAAATTTAAAGCAGACGGCTTGGACTTTGGATTGCCGGGAATGCACAGCGAACTCAGGACCATCGGGCAAATTCTTGGCGCAGCTCATATGGGCTCTAAAGAGCTGCGTGGCGAATCTCGGCAGTCCAAAATAAATGATATCGTTGGTCAGTATATCATGAATAAGGTCAATCCAGCCATAGGCTTAGGTAAGGATGTTCTTACCGCCGAAGATTGGCAGGGGCGTCCGATGCCATGGAACAGTGATCCAGGTAAAATCACAAAGTCTGGTTTCGACAAGCGCAGGCTGGACTGGACAGAATTTGGGAAAAATTATCTCCCAATACCGCTGCAAGGGCCGGCCGGTTACTTTTACAAAAAACTGAAAGACGGCGGTGCCAGTGCCCTTGATGCATCAACCATTATAAAAGGACTGATACTGAGTGGAATGGGCGCAACCGGGCTGCATGTCAGTGAAGAGCCTCCCGCCAAGCAGGAACCCTTGCATCAAGCCGTTCGCCGAACACGTGCCGCAGCGCAACTGCGCTAATCCCCTGGATACTCTGGGTATTGATCTGCCCAATCCGGTTCTTCCGGAGGATCAAGTTCATCGCGTTCGTCCTGTAGTTCCTGCATACGATCATCTATCGCTGCTACACGCGCATTAACCGCAATCTGCTCTTTAGTGAGCGGAGCAGGATGCAGCATCGAATAAAATCCCATCCCAGCAAAGGGCGACATCAGCACCCAGAACGCGATTATTAGACTCTTTTTGGTTTTGTTCATTCTAGTTTGGGCCGAGCTCG